TGTTCTTCGCATGACGTGCTTTGAAAGACGCCTGACGTGCAGATGGTTTTCTATCTCCTGTAACACCTTGCTGTCCAAAGCGAATCAATTTAACTTGAGTACCTTCTTTGGCTACAACAACATGTGATTTTTTAGGATGACCAGGAGTACGCTTTGGCTTGTTGTACCCTGCTACACCTGCACGTGTCAGACGCGGATCTTTCATTTTTTAGACTTGAACGGTTCTGCAGCAGCGCGGCCTACACCAAATACAAATCTTGCAATTGGATCAGTAGTCTTTGAGGTTTTCTTAGCAGGAGCAGCCTTGGTTACTTTACGCTCTGCTACGCGAGGAGAGGTACGACCAGCAGTTGCTGATGCGCGTTCCGCTACGCGAGGAGATTTACGATTAGTAGCAGATGGTGCACGCTCGGCAACGCGAGGTGACATACGACCTGCTGGTGATGCTGTTGCTTTCTTAGCAGCAGCCAAACGGCTTGCGCCGTACATACGCTTTACACCTTCTACGTATTGAGAGTTATTTGAGGTTGCTGCCTTCTTAAGAGAAGCAGCCATTCCCATTTTCTTAATAGAATCAATAGTGCTTTGGGATACCTTGGCAGTGCCTTTGTACTTCTTTGACATAGATGTTTCTACTTGACGTGGTGGTGTTGACATCTTAGATGCAGGCATCTTCTTTCCACCAGTTGCTACTTTTTTGTCTAGCATGTGTACTACCTTCCTTAGTTAGTGTTTAGGGTCCTACGTTTTTTCCATAACCGTAACCTTTGGAAGGATTTCCTTTGGCACGTCTTTTTAATTCTTCTGCAAGAGCAGCGTTTGCTTTACTATAAAAACCTACTGGTTTCTTAGCAGGTGGCTTCTTAGCGGTTGGTTTCTTAGCGGTAGCCATTACTTTTTCTTACCCATCTTTTTCATAGCCATTGGCTTCATAACAATTTTCTTACCAGTCTTCTTGGCGGCTTTCTTTGCTGCTGCCATACCTTTTGGACCGTATGAGTATTCTTTCATTCCTACTTTTGGCATTGTTATACTCCTAGTTCTTTCATAACTGCTGCGGCTTTTTTGGTTATCTTATTTGCTTTAGGCATTGTATTACCATCATATGCTTTACCTAATGTCTCCGATGCCTTTAAGGATGCTTCTACTGCTTTCTTAGAAGTACCACCAGGCTGGATACCTTGTGCTCTTGCATCGCGGTAGGCTTGTAACTCGCCGTCCCACTTCTTGTTTGCCATAGTTTTTATGCTATTAGCATCTCCGGTACTTGTTTGAAGAGTACCTATCTTGCAACCAAAACATCCCTCGACGTACTCAGGGTGGTCGCGCAGTTGGTGAAGATTCATATCGTCCCTACTCTACTGTAAAGTTTGCCTCTGTAATTCCTAAACCAGAAGCAATCAGTGCTGTCTTAACTCCCTCAGTAACTGAGTTCTTTGTCCCACCTATGTAGTATGCTGTATAGGTAGGCAAATCTTCGTCTAGTGGAAATCTAGTTAGTGAATAAGTTCCACCTTGATTTATAACTGTGTAAGATTTTGTTAGTCGATAAAATTGAAATAGACGGTGAGTGCCAGCCGGACCTTCTTCGAAGGTAGGCGTTTCAAATATATATGTAGGCATTGTCCTCCTAATGGACTTACTCCGTAGTAGGGATATTACTACCCCTACCACAGCGTCAATCAACTAAGCGATTGATGAACCAGACTCAATGCGGTATAGAGCCTCTTCGCGGTAACGCTTGAAGCCTAGTACGCCGTACCAGCCCATTGGGCGGAAGCGCATCAAGTGGTCAATAACAGGTCCGATAACAGTGTGTGGTTCTTCAGCAACTGCTTCAGCCAACGCCTGTTGTCCTGCTAGAATTGTACGATAAACCTTGGCGCTTGAAGAACCGTCGGTTGCTGAGTACATACGAGGTGATTCTACGAAGTAAGCGCCTTCGTATGAACCGATTTCGCCTGCCCAGATGTTCTCGTTTGAGTTATACTCATGAGGCAAACGCCATCCGCCAGCACCAGTCTCTGCACGAAGATCGTGTGAAACTTCTGGGTGGATACCGCACCAGTACATTGAACCCTTACGGGCTACTGACTTGCCTGCACGTAACTTAGCAACTGCCTTGCGGAGGTTGGCTGAAGTTAGTGTGGCTGCAGCAGTAATGGTTGCAGTTGAGGTTGCGGTTGAACCTGAGTAGATTACGTTTGTTCCGCCACGAAGTTCAGTCTGTGCGACTGTATCAATCGAACCGGCAAGGTTGAACGCAATGATGTTAGCGATTGCAGGATCTACATCAGCAAGGCTGAAGAGTTCCAACGCACGAGTAACAAGAACAGAGTTACCATACTCGGCAAGAGTAATGGTTACTGATGTTGGGGTTGAGATTGCTACAGAGTCACGCTCTGTTGCCTCAGTTAGAGCAGTGGTCTGCTCTGATAGGTCTTGATGAATTTGTAGAACTACAGTTGAGCCAGGAATTGCTTGCTTGGCAGGGCGCTTGTCAGCGACACTACGAATAAGCGGTTCCGAACGCAATGCGAATTCTAGAAGACGGTCATAAGCCTTTTGGACTAGACCGGCTGCACCAGCGGTACCTCCGAGTGTAGAGGACCCTGTGGATGTATATGCATTAGCCATTGTTCGTCACCTCCAAGGTGATTGGTATTACTATGGATTAGTTTTGTTGTGAGTAAATGAGTGCAGTGAGTTCGTCTGCATTTGCTGCGTTAGCGATCCTCATACTCAAGTCATCTGCTCGATCAGGCGTTGAACCAAGTTGAGTCACAACATCTTGTTGCCGTAAGGCTGCTAGATTAAGTTGTGTTTCCTCCGGAATTTCCTTAGACTGTGCTAACCCAAAGAGGTCGCCATTATCTTCAAGCCAGTTATTAACTGACTCTTCATTAATGTCGTCTAGATCTTTGAGAATTAAGCGCTGTGCCTTAGGATTTACGCCTTTCTTTTCTAGGACTTCTTTGACTGTACGCTCACGCTGCGACTTGGATAGTCCCTCAAGTTGCTCAGTGAGTTCCTTAATACGTTTTTCGTCAGACCGTTTTGCTTTCCGTAACTTTTTTAATAAGTCACTTCCATCAATCGGCATATCGACTTCGGTATCTAGGTCGTCTTCGTCTTCATCCCAGTAGTTGTTGCTCATAGCAACCCACCCTTTCTATTCGTTAGTCGCAAGCCTCAGGTTCCAATCGGGGAATCGGTCTGGCTCTTGCTATCGGTCTAATACGCTGCATAGGGCCGATCGGTCTATGTCAGGATTCTATTAGAACGTGGTATTCTTAGAGAATGCTCCACGTGCTGCGCCTATTTGGCTAGAGAAACGATTTATTTCTTTCTCTGCAAGTTGTGCTTCTTTACGTTGTGCAGATGCTAATCCTTCTAACTGAGATTGCTCTGCTGTTGTTTGAGTAAATTCTTCTTCTTTGCCTATCCGGGCAAGTTTTTGTGCATCGGTTAAGTAGCCAGCAATCTTACCATAACCCTTTTCCGCTGTTGCTTGAGTTACTCCAAGACCTTTAAGTTCCGTAGCACGTGCTTCACTTGTCTGTAAATTTTGACGTAGTGCAGCGCCACCAATTTCAGCAGCAGCAACTTTGCGTTGCAATGCTGGAAGTTGTTCATTTGGGTTTAACATAGCAGCAACAATATCACCTTGTGATAGTTGTGGGTAGAATGTTTGAAAGGCTTGAAGTACCTTAGCATTACTCTTTAAATTATCGTAACCTAGTTTTACTCTAGTTGTTGCTTCATCTGCGGAGATTTCATTGCCAATTAACTTAGCATATGATTCTTTATTAAGCATTGTTTCAGGAAGGCCATATCCTTTAAATGTCTTTTCGTATTCGCTTTCAGCCTTAATATAATCAGCATCATCTAAAGGAATCTTTCCTGCTTTAATAAGAGCAGCATTACCAGCAAAACGCTTGGCATATCCTTTGGCATTTCCTTGGGCATCAGTGTTATATTTTTTATCTGTCTTTAAAAGATCTTGTAGTGTTTGAGCATCTGCTTTAGGATAATCTATTGATACCTGTAGGTAAAGGTCTGGAAAATCTGCCATTCCATATGATGCAAATTTTTGTGCTAATACTTTATATTCTGGATCATCTTGAATATCTTTAAGAACTGCGGCTCCAGCGGCAAAGTCAGTACCACCTGCAGCCTTAACAGTATTCGCGGCTCCTGTATCTTTACCAAATTGAAGATCAGCCATACTGCCTGTAAGGGCAGTGCTTTGATCTTTAAGATTCTTTATTGTCCCAGCCGCTGTATTCTGTGCAACTCTTAGTTGTTCTGCTAAACGATCTGCTGCTGTAAGAGTTTGTCTAGTAGCGACTCCTCCACCATAACCACCAAGACTACGCTCTAATGGGGCAACTGGGGTTTTAGGTTTAGGCGCAGGTGTAGAAGGTGATTGTCCTGCTGGTATCCCTAGATAGTTTAAAGGGTTTACTACTTTTGGTTTTTTAGGAGCCATTGTTATCCAATCCCAAAACTTCTAGCAAGTCCTCTAAGACCATCTTTAACTCCAGTTTTATACTTTTCGGTTTTGAGATAAGTAGGTTGTTTCATTAAGTATGTTTCTGTTTCTTCAGTAGATAATGCTTTATTAGGATCTGCAGCAACAAACTTAAGATCGCTTAACTTAACTTGATTTCTAGGAACGCCATAGGTCTGAGAATAGATATCAGCATACGGATCTAGCATCTCTGCTACCGTCTTACCCTGATCTATGTATTGAGCAAATGCTGGATACTGCACCTTAGCGCTCATGTTAATGTTATCTTTGATATTCGCTATTACTTCTTGTCCCTGTAATCCTTTAATAGCATTCTTATACACCTTAGCATCATCTATCATTAGACCATTGTCAGCATAAGATGAGCGTATATCCTTTACAAGTCTACCAAAAGCACCTGTCTCTACAATACCAGGCTTGGTTTCTTTACCAGCAAGAGCACGTTTAGTGCGTCCAGTTGCACGTTGTTCTATGGTAGATAGTAAGATATCTTCTTTTTCGGCAGCAGATATAGGACCTTTGGCTTTAATCTCTGCAGCGTTTAATCTCTTTAAGTAATCTTTAGTTTCTTTTTCTGTTGGTTTAGAATCAAAGATGTTCACAAAGTTGTTAGTAAGAGATGCTGCTGCCTCTGCATAATCTGTTGTAGCAATTTTTTTTGTTTTAGGTGCACCAAAGTAATCAACTGCTGCTTGTGTATTGGTATATAGATATCCTAAAGATGATCTAAAAGCATCATTAGCAGTTGCTCCGGTAAGACCAGTTGCATTTGAAAACGATAGAACCCTAGACATATTGGTAAAGTCTTGTTCCCTAAAGATACCAGCCTGTATGTTCCCTTGAGGTGGTGCATCCCCAGACTTATATAATCCAGGTATGCCACTCATGGCTGCTAGTATCTGAGCACGCTCAGCAGTACTTGCTTGATTCCAGACAGTGTATACGTCTTCTGGTTTCCATTGTCCCTTGCCTGCAGGTAGTTTAATTCCACCTTTATTGGTAAGCATGTTGCCAGTGCCACTTGATACTGGTGGATTTATGTTCTCAACATCTTCGCTTGTCGTTAATGCTTTGCCACCAGTTTTACCTTTAGTATTAGAAGGACGACTGTCCGGGGTTTTAGGATCTGCCATTTTTATCCTTCCAATTCTTTCTTAAAAAATGTATAGAATATTTGTTGAAACTCTGGATTGCGTTTGATAATTTCAAGCGCTTGATCTGCTAACCATTTGCGTTGTTCAAGCGATGCTTTATTCTTGAGAGTCTTCATACCACTAGCAGCCAATGCCGCATCACGTAATACTATGTAATCTCTTAATCCAGTTACTGCATCTGAATCATCAAAGCGAGGGTCTTGAGCAGCAGCAGTCAACTGTAATAGAACTCTATCTTTCTTATTAAAGTCCATAGTTACTTCACGACCTCTATAGTCGTAAGACTTTTTAAGTTCACTTACTCCTGCAGCAAAGCGTTTGCTATCCCAACCTTCAGCAGCAGAACGTGTAGCAAGCCTATCTTTAGCAGCATTATAGCGTAAGTTAGTTGCCTTGGCTACAATTTGTTTTGGACTTAAATACTTTACACTAGCATTTAATTTAGACCAACTGTACATTTCTTTAGAGAAACCACCGTATGGATATAGATAACCATAGATATCTTTGTATGTATCTAATACCGATGGATCTTGTTGAATAAGTTCATATGTTGATAAGTTAGTAGGGCCACCGCTGGTCTTACCAATAATAGCATATACGGCCTCTGGACCATATAGATCTAAGAATTGAGCGTGGGCTTGTGTTGTGCCACCAAACTCTGCTCTCATCTTTAAAAAGTCTTCGTATAAGGCTGCTTGTAATTGTGTGTCGCCAGTCCTATCTTTTACTATAGCAGTAGGTATAAATGCATTTGGATTAGGACTTAATAGTCCATTAAGACCACGCATAATACTAAACCATTGAGAAAATTTGTCAGCATCTCTAGTTAATCTACCTTGATCTTCAGGTACATCAATGTTATAATCGCCACTAGATGCTAGATATGATAGTACTGGCGCAAAAGAAGATGCATAAGACTCTTCATTTCCTGCTAGTCCACCAAGCAAACGAGCCCAGTTATTGCTTATAAATCCACCCTCAATTAATCCTTTTCCTTTGATATCAGGAGCACCATAGGGGTATAAGAATTGATTTACTTGTGCTTGGAGAGCAGGAGATAGCAACTTAACAGGATTTACTTTTAGTGTATTTAATACTTCGCTAGGTATAGTAATACCAGGACCAACTCCAGGCATAATTCCATTACCTTGTAGGGCAAAGTTAATGCTCATTGGGTCAGCAGATGCAGCGTATGGACCTTGTGCAGATATGCCTTTACCAGTAATTAGGTTTGATACTAAGTTCATAGGCAGTGCGCCGTAAGGTACAAAGAATCTGCGTTGGCCATACTGTGGATCGTTATAAAAGAAACCTTGATTTGGATCGTAGTAATCTCTAGCATCTGAGAATTGATATAGTGATGAAGATGCAGGCTTGTTTAACCAGTTCAATCCACGTGCAACAGAGTAGACTTTATCTGGATTATCTAAGGCTAACTTACTCCATGAAGCGATTGTATCAGCCCATGCTTGTCCGAATGGAGATACAAGGCGCAATTGATGGAATAAAAGTCTACGTTCAGAGGCATTATAAAATAACTCTGCTACATGTTTTCCTGCATTAGCGGAAGCAATCTCATGTATTTGATCTAACGAAATAGGACCATTGCCTGGTGCATCTTTAATAGACTTATAAGCACCATGTTTTTTGCCAATGTTAATGTTTTTAATATTAACTAAAGAACCTAATGATTCATCAATATTACTTTGTAGTTTTAAAATAGCATTGCCATCTAGAAGATTAGCGTATTGCTTAACAACATCCCAATACTTCATACGCCATTCAGGACCCATTGTGCTGGTCTTTTCAAATCTAACTGATGCCTCAAAAAAGCCTTCTAGTTTTTGCATTACAACAGATTTTTCTCTCCCACGCAATTTAAATGTAACTTTTTGTGGAACTACCAATGGTACATTATCCCAATTGCCAGAGTCTTTAAAGGCTAATTCTAATTGTTCTGCAAATTTACGGTTAGTATCGGCGTTATTGGATCCTTTTAAATAACGCAGATTGTCAATTGCTTCATCAGCATTAGACGGTAGTTTTATTGCTACGCCATCTTTTATAAATTTGCGATCAGCAATAAGTGTTCTAACAGAACTTAACCCGCCACCCAATTCATTTATACGTGCATTAACAGAGTTTGCCGAAGAGAATAAATAGGACTCTATAAGTTCTTTAGTTAAGAAATCTGCTTCATCTTCTTTACCTACTGCTCTAGCAAATGTTGCCCAACTTGTTTTTCCTTTTCCGTTTAAAAAAAATTCTACAGTCTTGGCAATTTCTACAGGGCTAGATGTATTTGTTTGTGCAACCTTGCGAGCAATTAAACTAGATGAAAGTATTTGTACTTGGCTAGCAAATCCATCCCACCAACCTGCTTCACCAAATTTCTTGGTAGTATAGTCCATCTTACTAAGGACCTTGCCTATTTTTTCATCATTTGCACCAAAGTTATCAGCAACCATAAAGGCTAAATAAGCATCATTCTTAGCAGTAGTTGCTGCTACTTCATCTGCTACATCTTTTAGTTTTTCACCAGAGCGCATTGGCGTACCGTATACAGTGTTACGTACCGGATCTAAACGATTAAGCAACTGGCGCCATTCTGGTCCATCTGTTTTGCCAAGCCACATACTTATTGCAGCAAGTGGATTGTTGTAAAATGATGTATGACCGCTAGCAAATACACGAACCTGTTCTTCCATGATATTGCGTACAATAAATGCTGGGCGGACAAGTACTGATTTCTTCCAAAAATTACCAATAGCCTCATCAGCAAAACTGGTTATTAATTCTCTACCTTTTGATTTTCCACCAAGAGCACCCTTGGCCTTGCCACCACTTAAACTTAATATCTTCATTAGTTCATCAGCAGGTGGGAAGTAAAGATGAGAGTTTAAGAACTCGGAGTCCAAATGAATTCCATGAAGTTGAATTTTTTTGCCATTTAATGACATGATGTCAATAACACCATCATCTACTTGACGGCTAGCCCAGAATTTGCTAAAACTATTTTCTTCTTTTAAGAAGAACTGTGTAGCATCTTGGAATCTTTTCATTAAACGTTCTGGCACGTCTGCTTCATTTGCTACTCTAATGGCTTGAAATGTTTTAGCAGATGCAGTGATACCAGCAATTCCTGGATCGGGAGCATTTAAGATTTCGTTAATAATTTTATTGCGCTCTGCTAGAGGTACTTTACCTATAATCATATAAGCATCTGCTGTTTCAACAAGTGCTGCTGTATCATGTTTATGCACAACAGCGCCACGTGGAATTACAGTATTGTATTTTTCAGACATGTTTGTATAAAACTTTTTCATAAAAGGAGCGCGTGCGAATGTTGCTGCTGCTCCACCTCTTAATGCTTTCGCTGCTACTGGGGAGGCACCCTTTGTTATTTTTGATAATACTTGAGGAACAAAAGTTCCAGTTGTTGTACCGCCTAGAGCGTCAAGTCCTAATCTACCTACGGCAGTTGCATCATCTCCAACAATACCACGAGCAAAGACTGTTAATACTTCTTCTCTTGTTGTAGCATTAGCAAGGTCTTTTGCAAGTTCGCCATCTAATTTTTTATTAGATAAACGCCAAATTTGTGCAGCATCTGTCTGTTCTACTAGGTTATCTAGTAATGGTTCAAGACTTTTTCTTGAAAGGAACCCTGATATAGCATCTGGATTAAGATTAATTGTACCAAGTTCGTCTTTTAATTTAACTTCTTTGTCGATAAGTTGACGAATATTACGCTGTGCTTCATTATAAGATTTAGGTTTATTTGCTGGGGAACCTAGATTAAATAGATCTTCCCGTGCTTTTTTAACCTCATCAAGTACAGAAGCATATTCTTTTTCTACTTCTGCTTTACGCACAGCATCTTTAGCAGCAACTACACCTTTTGTAGTACGTGTTTGTTGCTCTGTAATTCTTTTAAGGCGCAGTATCTTCCCACCTTTAGAGATAGGATCAGAATAAAATGATAGTGCCATCTCGCCTACTGCATCAATTACAGCACCAGCACGGCTTTCAGGATGTCCACCTGTTAGTACCCATGATATAGGAGTAGCCACACTATATGGACGGTAGCCAATAACTTTACCTTTATTATTTTTAATAGCAATCTTCATTACTTCTTTGGCTTTTTCGCGTGCTAAAAACCCTGCACCTGATGTTTCGCTAATAAAGAAACCTTGGCCTATGTCAATTTGGCCTTTGTCCATTTGTTGCTTTATTGCTTGGTACAATGTAAATTGTTCTAAGTTTTGTTTAGCAAAAGGATTCCATACTGCTTCTAGTCTTTGATTTTTTTCTTTTTCAGTATAGTTTCCTTGGTTGCCAAGTACAGATATAGCAGATGCAGTATTCCTTGCACCCATGTTTATGCCTTCTATAACAGTTTGTACCGGCAATACAGCAACTCTAGTTACCGATTTAAGTGCGCCCCAAATTTTTCCTCTTACGCTGTTCTGGAATCTTGCATTCTCAGCATCTTGTGCTTCTTTAATTTGATTACGCTTGCGTTGCTCTTTAGTTTGTGCATCTATAGTAGCAATCTTCTGCGCTAATTCGTTGTCTCCACCTACATTGTATGACGATAGAGCACTGAATGTACCGGCAGATAAGCCTGGATTTTTGGCAAGTAGATCTCTTGCTATGGCAGGATCAATATTTGCTAGGTCATTAAAAGAGGAAGAGTATTTTTGTGGTACAATTGCTTTAACACCCTCAACAATTGGAAGACCGTTAGCGTCTTTTTTGTATTTAGGGTATGTTGTCATATCCTACCATCTTCGCCTAGCGCTTGAATAATCAAACGTAGGTCTTCGTTGCGGGGATCTTGCATGTAGAGTGCCTGAATTGCACGAATTGCAGGATCATCTTCTTTAGGAGGGGTAGGCAAACCAAGAACACTGGAGTCTGGACCAGGACCAAAGTCCATTCCAGCAGTAATAGGCTCATCTGGGCGCTGTGTTGGCTCAAACATACCTACAGTAGGTGGCATCTGTGGTGCTTGTGCAGCACTATCAGCACTTACTTGCGCTGCTGCTACAGGATTGCCTGCCATTGGTGCTGAAGTCTGTTGTTGCATCTGTGCTTGCCCTTGACCATATGGCAAACCTGACATATACTTTGCTGATTGTGTTGGTCCACCATCTGTACGTTGTGACATAGCACCCGGTCCTGATACTGGAGCAGGATTATTAGGTTCGCGGTATCCTCCACTAGCCATTAGTCATCCTCCTCTAAATCTGATTCGTAAATATCGTTTTCAATTGAATAGTACAACATGCCAGTAGCAGTCCAAGGTGATATAGAATCACTAATGTGTGTTGCTACGTATCGTTCTCCAGCAAAATCTGCCCACTCGGTTACTAATATCCAGCCGGTACAGATCTGATTCTTTGAATCTACATCTTCTTTAGCGATTACTTTAATAACTTCATCTATTTTATTTGATAAAGCGTCCCCTGACATATTAACCTACCGCTCTACGATTAACCATTCTAACGCTTGAGTTTGCTTCGCCTGATCCACTTAGACTAGATAATAGACTTTGTATGTCTGGTGGTTGTTGAGGTGGTGCCTCTATTGCTGCGCCTTCTGGTGAAGGAGCGCCCCCCGTTGGAGAGCCGGGAGCAGGGGACGTTTGCTCAACCATAGGCGCTGCTCCAGCGGAGGGAACCTGTTCAGGAGCCGGAGGAGGAGGTGCAAAGATTTTATCAATTGCATCTTCAATCGTCTGGCCCTTTTGCCGTGCCTTTATGACAGCAGCAATCTTACGAACAATTTCTGAGGTGTCCCCACCTGTAGCAGCCATCTGTGGAATGGCTTGTGTGTATGCTTGTAAAGATCCTAGAAGCGCTGCACGCATATCTTCGATCTCTATTTTCTCTTGCTCTTGTGTAACATTGACACCAAATGGTAGTTCACGCATAGCCATATCCTTAGATATTAACTTACCACCTAGTGCTTGTAGCATAAAGATAAGACCTTGTGCTGGGTTAAGGCCAGCCAACATACCATATCGAACATCAGATGAGTAATCACTCTTGATATCTTTAGATGGTAGGTAGGTTACTTCATAAGGTGCGCCAGCATCTACACCACGAATAGTCTTCTCAAAGTTAAAGAACTTCTCATCTACTTCAAAACAAATGCTC